TTTTAAATATTTCATCTACAGTAAAGAAATAAGTTGTGCTATAAAACATATCTACTTCACGATTACCATTTGAATCTTCTTCTGAAGTTAAAAATGCTTTATGCACTTCTCTATCTTTAGATGTTAAATAATGTGCATCAGTTGTCACTATCCATTTTATTCCATACGCTTTAGCTATTTTTACTGCCATTTTGTTAAAATCTATTTGCTCATCTTGCAAAGAAGGTTGTAATTCAATATAAAAATCTTCTCCAAATAAATCTAAACACCAATTTATAAAATAATCTATTTCATCTTTTATTTGCTCTTGTTTTTCTTCGTTTTCTTCTTGTAGTAAATTTAAAATTAAATATGATAACATTCCACCGAGACATGCAGAGGACACAATTAAATGTCCCCTATCTTCATTTACAATTTCTTCTATGTCACTATAATAAGTGGGTACTCTTTCTATACCTTTATAATTAAACATTCGTTTCCATGCTCTAGTTGATAATTTTCTAATTTGTTCATGACCAATATTATCTTTTGCTAAAATTAAAAAATGATAAAACTGCGTTTTCCCTTGCTCTTTCATTTCTTCATACATTAATTCTTCATCAACTAAATAAATTTCATTTCCTAATATTAGTTTAAATTCTTTATGTATTTTTTCTTTAGATTTTAATTCTTTAACTATATTTATAAATTTTACATGTCCTGAGACATTCTCATGATCTGTTAAAGCCATAGCACGATTACCTAATTGATTAACATGTAAAACCATGTCTTTAATTTTATTAATTGAATCAAAGTAAACGGATATTGCTATACTCTGAATGAACATGTAAATGTACAAAATTACTATCTTGCAACAATATCCAACCCTTCTTTCTTTAATATATTAATAACAAATAAATCAGATTGTGTATTTGTATCCCCAAGAAATATATTCCATTCATCATTAGTCATATCTCTTTTTCCAAGATTCTCAAATACAGTTAAGAACTGATAATTAGACACTTCATTCTTACCACCTTTAGATTTTGGTAAAATATGATCTAAAGATGGTTTATACCAATTATAAAATGTATTATTTATATTTGTTTTATACTTATTATTCCAGTTATTATAAACCGCAGTAAATTGTTTCTCATTATAAAATTTATCCATAAATTCACTATAAAATTGGAAATCAGTACAATCTTTATTAAATTTAACAAATGTCTTATGTAAAAAAGCATATTTCTTAAAATCATTAAATTTCTCAACATATTCCATTGTTAATGGCATTTTACTTGTTGCAACTAAATGTGCTTTTTCTCTTATGCATCCACAACTATGCTGTTGGTATTTTACACCTGTTAAATTTCTTTGCTCAACTACTACTGTATTACCACAGTCGCATTGACATAACCACTCTCTATTTTTGTTTTTATTTTTTCTCTTATCCTCTGGTATCAATTCAACTGCAACTAATTTCCCAAATCTTTTATTAATTATATCTAATGGATTTAAAGCACCCATCCCCTTTTTAGATACCAAATTTTTAATATCTCCTTTTAGTATTATTATTTATTACTAATTAAAATCTAAATTCCTTTGCATTTTCCACATTAAAATCTATTATATTCACCTGTGGAAAATCATTATTATTCCATTTATTAATTTCAAATTCACCAATAATGTCCATTTTTATTTTATTAGTTTTTGATTTAGATAATCCTTTATGTGATTTCATAATCATTTTATTATATATATCTTCACCAGAAAACTTTTTAATAAATGAAATTTTATTATTACCAATAATCTTTTCAAACTTTATTAAATTTCTTTTTTCACCAAGTAATTGAATATCTTCAACTTTTAACACTATGTTTGTAATTGCAAAAATAGGTTTTCTCAATGTATTTCCCCATATATTTGCCCATTGACCAACTTGAAGTACATGTTTTTCTTTTAATTTTCCTACAGGTATTTCATAGTCTACCATGTAAACATCTTCAATATCTACATTTTTAAACATTTCATTTAATTTATTTTGTGTTTCTTGAATTTTACTTTCTTTGATTTTAAAACCCCCTGCATTTGGGTGTCCACCTAACATTATGAAAGTATCAATTTCTTTTAATACATCCATAAAAGATATTATAGGAAACAAATCATAACTTCTAAAACTCCCTCCAAATATTACTTCTTGCTCTTTATACTTTAATTCATCTTTTTTCATTTGTTTTAAAATTATAATTGGACGTTTATAAATATTTGCTAATTTATTTGCAACTAATCCAGAAAATGATTTTTCTAATATATCTGTAGCATTTATTATAATTACTTTATTATTATTTAATTTTTGTGTTTCAATTATTTCTGCTAATTCTTCCATTGATTTTTTGACTATTTTATCTTGTCTAGCTTTAATATTAGTAGTTTCTCGAATCATACACTCTTGTAAGGTTTGTATTATAATTTCTGGTTTAGGATCTTCTTTATGTTTTCTTCTTGGTTGATATTCTTTTATTTCTTTTTTTCCTAGAAAAGCATTTATTAAATTCATTCTTTCTTTTGTATTCCCTATTCTTGTAGTTGCGTTAATAAAAGGAGCAATCTTCCATCCAACAAATGTAAAATTAATATTTTCTTCATCTATAATTTTATTTTTTACCAAGAATTGTTTCATAAATTTATTATTTATATTCTTTAATCCTTTGATAGCTAAATACCTTGTTTCGTAATTTCTCAAATCCATAGAATCTGCTATCATACCTATTGCTACTAAATCTAAATAATTATCTGCAAAATTATATCCATATTTCTTATCATATTCTTTAATAAATCTATAAACAACTCCTGCACCAGATAATGTAGTATTAGGATATTGTCCATCTTGACAATTAATAACAACAGCATATGGATTATCTTCTTCTATCTCATGATGATCCAAAATCAATATGTCTACATCTCTAGTCTCTACTAATTTCTTACATTGTCTTACATCTGATGTTCCAGAGTCGGGAACTATTAATAAATCAAATTCATATTCTTCTAGATTTTTTACTATAATTCCATGTATTTTATTGCTGTTCATTGAATGAGTGATTATTATATTTGGATTTATATTTAATATATAATTATCAATTTCCGCAGCAGACGTTAATCCATCAACATCTACATCATCTATAATATGTATTTTACTATTATTTTCAATATGCCAATTAAGCATATTTAATCCTCTATCCATATTTTTAAATAACATTCCATCATGTAAAACTGATTCATTTATATTTAATAATTCTTTTGGATTTTCAACACCTCTGTTTTTTAATAATATATCTAATAATTCATCTTCTGTAATTAAATCGTAATTCTTATTTAGCACCTTGTATTTTATAATACACATCTCCTTTTAAATTATCATTTCTCTTAATTCTTCAATATCATCTATGTAATATCTTTCTTTATATAATTCTTCAAATATTTCTTTTCCAAAATCTATAGGTGAATCCTTATATCCAATGCGTTTATCCCAACATATTACTATTGATACATTACAATATGGCATAAGCATTTCTGATATTTTTATTAATCTTTTTATGTAATTTTCATATTCTTTCCATACTTTTGAATTTCTATCTATATTCTCATCATCTATTAATTCGATTTGATATTGTTTATCAAATGCAATAATAATTTCTTCAATTCCTAATGATAATAATAAATCTCTTTGATAAAGACTCAAACTCATTCCGCATAATGCGATACTAATATTATTTTCTTGACCGTAATAACTACTATATAACATCACTGCTTTTTCTGATTCAAAAATAATTGCTTTTTTAAATTGTTTTATATTATCCTGATTTTGAAATATCCCATAAAGATTAAAAGACATTGGATATTTGTAAGTAAGATTTTGAATAGTAACTGGTATATATTTCTTACCATTTTCTACTTCATGTTTATAAAATGTCCTTCCTCTTATACCTACTAAGTTTCCATTGATATCATAATGAGGAATAATTGCTTTATTTTGATTTATATAAAATTTAATTTGAAATATATCTGCAATTTCATCTTTTATACCTTCATTATGCCATGATAAAGGAATGTAATCATCAAACATATTTAATATGTATTTATCATATGTAGGAAGTTGTATTATTCTATTTTCTTTTTTATAAAGGTGAAGTTTTAAAAAATCTAAGTCCTTATTTTGTACTTCTCGTTTTTGTAATCCTTTTTTTAATTTTTTAAATCTTGAAATTCCTTTAAAATTACAAATATAATTATAAGATTCAATAAAATCAATTCTTTTAGCAGACATAATAACATCAAATAAACTTAATGATCCACAACAAGTAAAACACTGAAAAAATTTACTATCTGTAAAATAATATAATTTATTACTATTTCCTCCATGACAAACAGTATTGAAATATATATTCCCTTTATCATCTAGTTTATAATTATCTGATCCCAAATCTTTTAATATATTAATAATATCTTCAGTAGTAATTAAATTAATTAATTCGTTTCTATCCACGGTAAATCACTCTCTCCGGTGATTTTATCTTCTAATTCTATAATTGTTTTGTCTATAGATATTGGTTCATAATCTCTATTTGTACAAAATAAATCTATTGTTTTCATATTTCCTAAATTTTGATAACACCATATTTTAACTTCTTCTGTAATTTCACCAAATCTATTTTTATATATTGTATAACACATATTAGGAATTATTGTTTTATTCAATCCTTTAGCTTTTTGAATTAATGGTTGAATATAATCTAATTCTTTTTTAGTTGGAGCAAAAACAATGATTCCTACATCAGTTTTATTAGGTAATGATCTAGCTCCTTTTACTGCTCTTTGATCTCTAACTCCATCTCTACGTGCTTCGTCTGTTGTTTGTGTAAAACCAAAAATCACAATATCATAATCGGTAGCTAATTTTTTAATATTAGCAGAAAGATTTAATAATACTTGATCTTCTCTTGCTGACATTCCTTTAGTTAATTGAACATATTCAGTTATTAATGCTTGAGTTAATTCAAGGTAGTCAATAGCAAGGACATCTAACCCTTCTTTAAGTTTATATCTATCTATAGTATTTCTTAGATATGATAAGTCATAATTAGATTCATCTTCTAAATAAATTTTAGCTTGTTTTACATATTCTATTGCTTTATCAATTCTTTTTTCTTCTTCTTTAGTTAAAGTATTTTTTTTGATTTTATATTCTTCCACTCCACTAACGAATGCCCACATCATGGGTTCTAATTCTTCATATATCTTCATTTCTGTTCCTATGTATAAACCTACATTATTTTGACCATTAGGATTAGGTAAAAAATCTTCTTTATCAAAATCCCATAAATAAGGGCAACAAATTAATAATAATCTTTCTATAGCACATCTGCTTTTACCTTTCCCACTATCTCTTGTCTCAAGAAAGAATCCTCCTTTTAAAGCACCTCTTGTAAGAGTATTCAGATATTTACTTTCAAGTCCATATCCATAACATGGAGATTCCTTCATTTTAATTCTTAACTCTTCTGCATTATCTCCAGATTTTCGTCGCTTTGATGAATCTTTTATAAAAAATTTCTCTTTAACATTAAAATTTTTTCTATCAAAATATTGTTGTATTTCATTTAATGTCATAGATTCAAATTTTTCTTGCTGTTGTTTAATGATTACATGGTCTATTTCTTCCATATCTAAAATTTCAGATGTGTCTATACCTTCATTCATATAACTTCTTAATAAAGATAATTTTCTAATTTTATTATAATAATATTCATAATTAACAATATTCGCATCTTCATATACCTGAAATAACCATTCAAGATTTTTTTCATTTTCAAATAACAAAACATATCCTTTTGGATCATTTGTATTTAAATATGTTTCAATATCTGAGATTCTAATTTCTTTTAATTCTTGAAGAGATAAATTATAAATACAAGTAAAAATTAATTTATGTATACCATTTGGAAAATCTTCATTTACATTTAATATATATTTCTTATCTTTTAATAAATAAGGATCTTTCATTAAACATCCTAATACTTGACAAGATGCTCGTTTATCAAAATACTTTTCCATTTGTTTTTTAGTTATCTTCATTATCTACCTCCCAATTTATTTGCAATGGTAAAGGTTTTTTAAAATTAATTTGCTTATTCATTATTTTTGTTTTTATTTTTATAATTTGTTCATTATTAGTAAATTCATCTACTTTATCTTCTAAATTAAATATTTTATTATAATGATTTTTAGCTTTATCATAATAATATGGAATAATACCTAAGCCAGTTTCATCTATTACTTTATTTTCTAATACATTATAGTAGTATAATAAAGTATAATACATACCTATATTAGTATACTCATATTCACTTCGATAATTTTTTAACTGTTGAAACATCATGCCTGTTGGAACTTTTATATTATATAACTTACATATGTATTGAAATAACAAATCCCAGTCATTTTTATATTTATCAGATTCTTCTTCTTTTACTATTAAGCATTTACTACAATATTTTTTG